TTTCAAACAGTGCTATGTTAGTTGCATTAACTGAACAATTACAATCAGAAGGCAAGTTGAATGGCAACGCTGTAATGGAAAGATATAATAAAGGGTTTGAAGAACTAATAAAAACTTTTGGGAGGAATTAATATGATACAAGTACAAGGTAAGTATAATGAGGCAAAGATCTTTACTGATAATGTTGAACAGACTGCTATGAGTCAGATTATTGAACTCTGTAACCAAGAATTTACTCAAGGTTCAAAGATCCGAATCATGCCTGATACCCACGCTGGTGCAGGTTGTACAATCGGAACTACTATGACAATTCAAGATAAGATTGTTCCTAATCTTGTTGGAGTTGATATAGGTTGTGGAATGGAAGTTGCAGTTATTGACAAAAATAAAAGTGAAATTAACTTTGACCAACTTGATGATACAATCCGAAAGTTTGTTCCAAGTGGGTTTTCAATCAGAGGATCTGTTCATGAGTATGCAAGATTTATTGACTTTAAGAATGTAAGAGGTCCATTCAATTTGGATCGAGCTCAAAAGTCAATCGGAACTTTAGGTGGAGGTAATCACTTCATCGAACTAAATGAAAGAAAAGATGGCAAAGTCGTAATTGTTATTCACTCAGGATCTCGTAACTTAGGTAAGTCTATTGCAGAACATTATCAGAATCGTGCTTATGATGAGCTTATGAGTACCAAAGATGAGCAGCAACACATCATTGATACACTTAAAGCTGAAGGTCGTCAAAATGAAATTCATGAAGCATTAAGAGGTATTAAGAAACCAAAGTTTAAAAAGGAACTTGCTTGGTTAGAAGGTCAAGGTTTCAAAGATTATATGAATGATATGCAGATTGCTCAACTGTATGCAGCTTGGAACCGTAAAGCAATGATTTCTGAAATAGTTAACAGAATGGGTTGGGAAGTTACCGACCACTTTACTACAATTCATAACTATATTGATATGGAGAACATGATCCTTCGTAAAGGTGCTATCTCGGCTCAAAAAGATGAAAGAGTAATTATCCCTATCAATATGAAAGATGGTTCAATTATTGCTTTCGGTAAAGGTAATCCTGATTGGAACTTTTCAGGTCCTCATGGTGCTGGTCGAGTTATGAGCCGAAGTGTTGCTAAAAAAGTAATTAAAGTTGATGAGTTTAAGCGTGAAATGAAAGGTGTATGGACTTCATCAGTAAATGAAAATACAATTGATGAAGCGCCTGGAGTTTATAAGCCAATTGATGAAATTCTTATTAATATCCTTGATTCTGTTGAGATTGCTGAAGTAATTAAGCCAATTTACAACTTCAAAGCTAACTAACACAATATATTGTATGGTCTCCTAGTGAGACTGTACATATATTGATTTATACTTACAATGAAATGTTGATTTTATTTTGGGAGGAATTATTATGAGATATAAGTCATTTTGTGAGTATTTTACTTCGAAAGAAAAATTAGATAAAGATGTAAATGAATATCTTCAAACTATGTCAGCATGGAATAATAAAATTGAAACAAAACTTTATGATGGAAGAATATTAGTAACAATTATATCAAAGTAGGAGGATCTTATGTTTATTGATAAATTGGGCTTTACGATTGGTTTAATTTTCTTAGGAATACTTGCTTTAGCATTACTTTCAGGTTGTAGTAAAACTGATAAACAAATCAAGGAAAAAAAAGAAGAATTAAAAGTAGTAGGTACATTTAAAAATGTTAAAGTAATAAGTAAAGAATACAAACCTTGTGCAAGATGTGTCGAAAAGTGGTACGTAACTGTTGAAAAGAATAATGAGCAAGTTCAATTACAACTATTTGGTGAAGATGCCTATGATGTTTTGAAAAGAGGAACTCATGTAAATCTTAAATATACAAAGAATTACTTTGTTAAAGAAATTGAATTTGTAAATTTTAAGGAGTGATAATAATGGAAAACAAGAAGATTAGTGTTGAGTATAACCAATTGGAAGTGGGTAGGTTATATGAAGTTATTTTACAAGACTGTTGTATTGAAGGTGATTTTACTTCTAAAGTAAAAGAGATTGATAAAGATGACAATGTGCTTTTTGAAAATGGAGTAACTCTGTGTTATACCCGTTATGGTTGTCTTTTTTATGAAATTGAAACTGAAAATAACCCAATTTTCTAGGAGGTAACTAAATGACAGATCAACAACTTTTAGATATTCAGCAACAAATGTTTTTCCAACTTGGAATAGGTAAGATTGATCTTTACCATTTTCCTACAGTTAGAGAAGTAGTAATTGTAAAACATGGAAATCTTTTAATAGAACAAAATGTACTTAAGGTCTTTAAATATTAAAAGTTTTAATGAAAAAACGGCATTAATTGTCGTTTTTTTGTTTGTTTTAAAATCTCTAGAAGCGTGTATATTAAATGATAATATGCAAATAATAATAATGTATCAACAAACAGAAAAATTGTTTATTGATACCCATTAAACCTGAGGAGCGTGACAGTAAATGGCAAATCGAGGCGGTAATAGAAATAAGCTTGTGGTTCCTGGTTCTGAAAACCTTTTGAATCAAATGAAGCTTGAAATCGCACAAGAACTTGGAATTGCGAACTATGACCAAATTGATAAAGGCGCTTTACCCGCTCGTGTACATGGCGCAATCGGAGGTACTATGACAAAACGGTTGATTGAATTAGGTCAACAGGCACTTGCTAATGAGGCAAATTTAAGTTTCAATGATTCAAACTTGGACTTAAATCAATATCAGCAAGACATGGTACAAGATTTGCAGAGTGCTGCTAACCCTTCAGCAAATGCAGCACAAGTTCAGTTACAATAAGGTTAATGGAGAATGGGGAGGGGAATTTTCCTCTCTCCTTTAATAAGGAGGATTAGAAATGCTAACAGATAAATGGTTAAGGAGATTTATTACTTCACATATATTTGGTTGGGTTGCTACTTTAATTCAAACAGGTTTTATTATTTATGAAGTTAGAAAGGTCCAAAAACAAATAAGTAAAAAATCGAGGGAGCATTCTTATACCCCCTCTTTAAAAAAATAGGAGAGATTAATTATGAGAGGGTATGGCAACCCTCTTATTTTCGTCTATTTAAAGCAGATAACAATTTCATTCCTACGTCTATTCTATGGATAAGTGAGTGACAGTTTCCACACAATACAGCGAGATTAGTTGAACGATTGTCTTTGGATAATTGATTGCCATCCCATTCAAGATATCCTTGTGCTTGTGCTTTTTCTAAAAGTTTAGAAATATCTTTCTTGGCTTTTACGGCTTTTCGAAGTTCAATTTCTAATGCCCATTGTTCTTGATAAGAGATATGATGAACCTCAACCATTGAGTGCCCACAAATCTCACACTTGTCACCATAAGTTTCAATACCTAGATCTCGATAGTCTTTCATGTTGTAATCACTCCTGTTTTATTGTAGTCCTAGAGCTTGATAAAGTTTTTCTTGTCCTTTATCTTTTAAATAGGACTCAGTTGTTGAAATATCCGAGTGATTAGCAAGAACTTTTAACATATTAATATCAAGTTTCTCAATACCTAATTCTTTTAATACATAATGAGAACCTTCACCATAATTTTCAAGAGCTGAGTGTCGCAGTGAGTGAGGGTTAAATTCAATATCTTCATCAGTTAATGCTTCAAGTACATCTCTAAAACCCATTACCCAATTATACAAAGTTTCATAGGAGGCAGGTTTTTTGTTTTCACCTTTGCCAACAATCCACATATTATCAATTTTATCTTCCCCACGCTGTTCAAAGTATAGCTTAGCAATTTCTTTAGATTTACTAAAGTATAAAAGAGGGAATTTTTTACCACGTTTACCTTGAACAATATTTGTCTTATTATCTTCAAGGAAATTATTTTTTAATACTTGATGTAATTCATTTCTTCGACCAGCACTTTCATAAGACATTGATAGATATAGAGCCTTTTGGTACTGTTTCTTGTCTAATAAGTAATTTATAATCATTTCAATCTGTTCATTAGTTAGGAAGTAAATATCACGAACTTTTTCCTTCTCAAGACCTTTAATGTTTCTCATAATATTTATTTCATACTCTTCATATTCATCATCGTCTTGAGTACAAAACTCTAATAAATTACGAATTGAGCACTGAACTCGGTTGATACGAGCAGGTGATTTCTCTTCAAGGAATAAGAAAAACTTACGAAAATCTCTTTTCTTTAATTCAAGAATAGGTTTATTTTTTAAATTATCATGAACCCAACAAAAAAATGCTCTTATATCAGCAGTATATTGATAGATCGTACCTTGAGATTTTTTCTTAGATTTTAATTCAAGAATATAGTCATTAAGAATTGATTTATTATCTTCATGAACTTTTTCCCAAGTTTGTTCATCAAACATTCTTAATCTTTTTGCCATTATTATCTCTCCTTTAAATAAAAAAGGAAACCCAAAGGGCTCCCAATTAAAACATTACATTCCAAGTCTTTTCACCGACTAAACCATCAGCAACTAGACCCATCCGTTTTTGATATGCTTTGACCTTCGCTTCAGTTCCTGGACCAAAGACACCATCAACAGGAGTGGCACCAACAGCACGTTGGATACGTTCAACATCTTTACCTGTCATACCATATTTAATTACGCGGCCTGGGTAAGGAACGATTGCTTTTGCTTCAACTTTAGGTTGAGGCTTTTTAACAACTGATTTTACAGGCTTTGGAGCAGGTTTAACATTTACAATTGCAGCAACATCCTTCTTAAACTGTTCAAATAGGGCAGGTTTAGCAACCCAAGGAGCTGGACAGTTCTTACCGGTTACATCATAGTGACGGAAGATGTCGGTTGTAGGGTTAAGTTTGTATAACTTAACAAGTTCAGCAACTACTTTGGCAGCACGAGCAACAGTTTCTTCATGGATTGTGCCATCTTTCTCTACACACATTTCAATACCAATAGAAGTAAAGTTGGCATTAGGCTTTAACTTTGAAATTCGGCAAGTATGGTCATTTGCATGATAAGCAACTTCGTTAAGTGGAATATCAAGAGTAGCAGAATCACGGTCAACGAAAATATGAGCAGAAGCATAACGTCCACCACCACCGTCAGCACCGTCGAAGAACTTAACTTCATTCTCATCAGAAGCTCCAGGAGTAGCAGTCCAGTGCATTACAATACCTTTGATACTGTCATTCTTTTCGCCTGGGCGAGAGTATTTATTTTTAATAAGTAACTTTTCAATCCATTGAGTCATTATTATTTCCTCCTTTAGGTAATCAGAGAGGACGAATCCCCTCCTCTTAATTAGTTTTTGTCGTGAGATTTATAAACACCATAAAGTGTTACAAATACAGCGACTGCATTAACAACTGCTTCCA